CGCCTCTCCGTCCCAGCCTCAGCTCATCAATGCCCCGCCGGCCCCGCGTCGATCTCCTGCGCGATCTTCTCCTTAACCTCTTGCCGCACGTCGCACAAATACTTCAGCGCCAGCCTCTTCAGCACCTGCGTCCGGAACGTCTCCGAATCGATCCCCAGGCCCAGCAACGTCTGCGCGTCCTGCAACTCGCTCGAGAAGTCCCCGATGTCGAACTCGTCCAACCCCGTCACATCGATCCCAATCTCGTCCGACCGCGCCTTCCCGACCACCCGCAGCACCTTCTTCAGCGTGTCCTTTACCCGGTCGCCGAACCCTCTTAGAACTTCCTGCGTGATCAGGTAGTCCCGCTGCTTGCTCACCCCTGTCATCTGCGTGTTGTCCGGGCCCGGGTTGATCGCCTGGTTCAGCGCGTAGCACACCCGGTAAATCTCCTGCTTTAGCCAGTCGATATTCTGCAGCGCCACCTGGTACACGTGCCCCTCCGGCTCCGTCCACCCGAACTTGTCCTGCGGGCCTAGTTGCAGGTAGTAGCTCTCCCCGATGCACTCCTTCCACTCCCGGTCGCTGTACACCACCGGCATCGCGAACAATCCCATCGTCAGCGCCCATCCCAGCGCGTTCGATTTGTTGAAATGCTCAAGCTGCAGCGACGCCGCCTTGTTCATCAGCCACATGCCTTCGCCGAAACTGAACTCCACCAGCGGCACCACCTTCTGCGCCGCCAGTCCGTGCACGCCCTCTTTCACCAGCTCCACCGGCCCCGCCTGCCCCTTGCGCTCCCACTGCTCGTACACCTGGAATTGCTCGCGCCCGTAGTACACCCACCGCCGCTCCGTCGCCCATTCCCCCACCCCCGGCTCGTCCACCCGCCGCTCCGTCCTCAGCACCACCCAGTCGAACTCGCCCCGCTCGTTGCGCTGCCAGTTCACCAGGCTCTCCGCCGCGTACTCGCACAAATACGCCCGGCTCAGCCCCAGCCGGTCTTCCTCCGCCCGGTTCTGCGCCTTCGTCCCCGGGTTTGGAAAGTCGATTACGATGTACGATCGCCCCACCACCAGCGCCTCGATCATCTGCCGCCGGAAGAACTCGCTCAGCGTCGATCCCCGCAGGTCGCAGTCTTCCGCAAACTGGCTGAAGAACTGCCGCGCCCGGTCGTCCTGGCCGTCCAGCGTCAGCGCCGGCTCGCGCCGGAATAGTGTCGCGCCGTACCAGTCGATGATCGACCCGATGTAGTTCTCGTAAAACGCCCGGTTCGTGCGCTCCAGAAAAACGTCCCCCGGCTCCCGCAACCGCGGGATCAGGTACTGCCCCGCGCGCCGTATGAACTGCTCGCCGCCCACGTACAGGTCGCGATACTTCGGCCACACGTCCCTCTGCGCGACGTATTCTGGATGTTCTTTGCGGACATCGATCATCTCTTTCACCTCGCCTTCCCCAACCGTTTCCGAGCCTTGACCGTCTTTCTGAGCCACGCCTGTTTCTGAGCCGCGACCGTCAGGGAGCGGATGTGTTGCATGCCTGAGCCGCGCCTGTTTCCGAGCCGCGACCGCTTTTCGGAGCCGCGACCGTCTTTCTGAGCCGCGACCGTAGGGAGCGGTTCCTGCGTCGTTACGACCGTCTTTCGGAGCCGCGACCGTCAGGGAGCGGATGTGTTGCATGCCTGAGCCGCGCCTGTTTCTGAGCCGCGACCGTTTTTCGGAGCCGCGACCGTAGGGAGCGGTTCCTGCGTTGTTACGACCGTCTTTCGGAGCCGCGACCGTAGGGAGCGGTTCCGGCGTCGTTACGACCGTCTTTCGGACCCGCGACCGTAGGGAGCGGTTCGTGCGTTGTTACCGAGCCGCGACCAAAGGGAGCGCTCCTACCGCGCTACCGCCGCGCCGCTCCGCCAGGTTTCATTCCTAGGCGTGCACAACTCTCTCTAGTCACGCTCTGCCTCCACTTCGCCATGTGGAAAGAGCCGTCTCTCCCCATGCCCCCTGGGTCGAGGATGCCCGCATCCCTGTGCCGTCGCTCAATACGGACCCAGCCTGTGCGCCTTCTCCCCGATCGTCTTGATGTACGTCGAAAACTCCGCCCATAGCATGTACCCCAGCGCATCCGACAGGTGGCTCCTCTTCTGATCGCTGTTCTTGTCGATATCATTCGAGTTAGGCGCATACCCCACCTCGTCGAAATCCGCCATCAGTCCCTCGCACCGCGGATCGATCATCAACGTCGACTCCCCGTCCGCCGCCTTTAGCTTTCCGTTCACCAGCCGCACCCGCAGCGCCACGCTCGGATTGGCTTTTGGAATCTTGTACTGCACCGACAGCTTCGCGTATCGCGCGAAGAAGTCCTCGATGATGTCCCGGTCGTTCGTCCCCGCCGTCTGCATGTGGCTCGCCGACGCATCGGCGTATACCACCACTCCCGCCGCCCACGCCGGGTTCCGCTTCACGAACTCCTCGCACGCGTCCAGCGTGCTCGCCCGGCCTAGCACGATCTCGTCCAGCACCCGCACCGTGTCTCCGTCCCGCTGCGCCACCACCGAGCACATCGGGCTCACGTTGAAGTCCAGCGCCCATCTCAGCGGCAGCGTCCGGTCCGCCTGCTGATGCTCGTCTTCCGGTCGAACGCGTAGTACACCAGTCCGCTATTCGGATTCAGGTACTCGCCCAGCACTTCCTGTTTGTAAAATGCCTCGTCGTAGCTCGTCTTCAACCGGTCGTAGTAGTCCGGCACTTTCCCCAGCAGGTGCCGGTTCTCGCACGCCTGCGCTCGCACGCATGCGTATCCGTTCGGACCCTCACGAATGAATCGCCGGTACACCCAGTCGAAACCCTTCGGCGTCCATACCCCGAATCCGCACAGCCGCGCCGCCTCCGGATCCCTCAGCCGCGCCTCCAGCCGGATCCACGCCTCCTCGTGCGTGTACGTCAGCTCGTCCACCCCGAACCACGCCAGGTTCGTGCCCCGCAGCCGCTCGTAATCGTCCATCGACCGGAACAGAATCTTCGATCCCGTGTCCGTAAACGTCAGCGTGTTCTCCGCTTTGTTGACATCGAACGGAATCGCGTTCTCCTCGAGTACCTGCACCATCGCAATCTGCGTCGAGTCCCGCAGCATCGGGTACGTCGGCGCACCGATCAGCCCCATGCATCCCGCGTTCACGTACGCCAGTCGGATCGCCTCCTGGCACAACGCCTGGCTCTTGCCCGAGCCCACCGGTCCCGAAAATCCCTTGAATCGCGTCTCCAGCTTGTGAAAGCGCGCCTGCGTCGGCAGCGGGTTATACCGGATCTCGCGCTTCATTCGCGTTCGTCCTCCACCCACTGCACCGTCACCTTGTGCGGCGACCTCACCGTCATGTCCTTTTGCAGTTGGATCAGCCGGATCAGGTCCCCCGCGCTCAATTTGAACCCGTCTTTGTTCGCCAGTTTGTCCGCCCGACCCAACAATCTGCAGACCAGCCGCTTTTGGCCCGTTTCCGTCATCAGGCTCGCTCCGCCGCCATGCCCGCTTCCGCCCGCTCCGTCCCCGTCGTGCTTCGTCCTGATCCTTTTCCGCGCCCCCTCCGCGCCCGGACGCGGTAGGAACCGGCCGTTCGCTTGGCGTTGTAGTTCTGGAGTCCCCGTCCCGCTTGGCTTGGCTTCCTCCGCCACCTTCGTCAATTCCTCCGGCGCCTTCGGGATCTCTTGCTCTTGCGTCTTCTCTGCTGCCTGCTCCGTCCCGTTCCCGCCCCGCTCCGTCACGCCCCGCCGCTGCGCGTTCTTCTCCCGGCTTGCGCCCTCACTGCCCTTTTTTCCATCCCTCGCCTCCCCGCCCGCCTTGTCTTTCTCGCCGTTCTTTGATTCGTCGGTCCTGCTCGCCTTCTGTACTCCCTCCAGATCCGGATTCAAGACTCTCTTTCCGCTGCCCTCGCTTTTTCGGTTCTGCTTCTCGATCATTTTCTTCGAAGCCCCCCCGCCCGAATGAACTATCGTCGCCGGTCAACCCCGCCACTCCTCCTTTTTGCGCAACCCGCTGAGCTTGAAAGGATTTTTCTTGCTCTTCGCCTGTCATCACCCGTTGCCCCAACCCCGGTTTGCCGCTTGAGGAAGCGGAATGGATATACTGAAATCGCAATCTTTTTCCGCGATCTCTCCAGGAGTAACCATGGCCCAACGAATTGCTATTCTTACTGGCGGCGGCGACGTCCCCGGTCTTAACTCGGTGATCAAGGAAGTCACCTACCGCGCCACCGAACTCGACTGCGAAGTCATCGGCATTCGCCGCGGCTGGGAGGGCTTGACCCATCTCAACCTCGACGATCCGGAGAGCCGCAGCCGCTACGTCCTGCCCCTCGACCGCCTCGTCACCCGGACCATCGATCGCACCGGCGGCACCTTCCTCCACTCCAGCCGCACCAACCCCGCCAAGATGAAATCGATCCCCGATCATCTCAAGGGCATGGAATTCCCCTCAAAGGAGTCCATCGGCAAGGACGGCAAGCCGGTCACGACCTACGACGTCACGAAGTCGGTCCTGTCCAATCTCTCCAAACTCGGCGCCGATTACGTCGTCGCCATCGGTGGTGACGATACCCTCTCCTACGCCGCCCGTCTCGACAAGGAAGGCGTCAAGGTCATCGCCATCCCCAAGACCATGGACAACGATGTCCGCAATACCGAATACTGCATCGGTTTTTCGACCGCCATCACCCGCGCCGAAAGCGCCATTAACCGCCAGCGCACCACCGTCGGCTCCCACGAGCGCATCGGCGTCTTCCGCGTCTTCGGCCGCGACGCCGGCTTCACCGCCCTCTATACCGCCTACGTCACCAACATCCGTTGCGCCATCCCCGAGCACAAAGTCAATCTCGATAAGCTCATCACCCTGCTCGTCGAGGACAAGAAGCGCAATCCTTCCAACTACTCTCTGGTCATCCTCTCCGAGGGCGCCGAGTGGGAGGGCCACACCGTAAGCACCTATGGCGAAGCCGACGCCTACGGCCATCAGAAGAAGGCCAACGTCGGTGAAGAACTGGCGGAAGAAATCAAGCGCCGCGGCAAGGAAGAGACCATCGTCTCCGACCTGACCTACGATCTCCGCTCCGGCGATCCCGATTTTATTGATAAGCTCGTCGCCGCCACCTTCGGCAACATCGCCATGGATGCCGTCGCCGCCGGTAAGAGCGGCCTCATGACCGCCATCGTCAACGGCTGCTTCGATCTCGTGCCGATCCCCGACCCCAAGCTCGGACCGCGTAAGATCGACGTCGCCACGGCCTACAACACCGAACGCTATCGCCCCAATTACTCCAATAAGCTCGGCTTGCCGATCTTTTTGACCAAGGCCAACTGAGCCGTCTTCCGATCCGTCCGCCGAGCCGTGTTCCGGGCCGCTGTTTCGGCCGCTGTTTCAGAGCCGCGACCGTAAGGGAGCGGTTCTTCGGAGTCAGGGAGCGGTTCTTCGGAGTCGTTGTCACGCACCGTGGCCACGCGCCGCAAAAAGGAAAAAGGGGGAAAGGG